TCCGATCTAAAGTCCCCCGTCCTCGATAGCAAGCAAGGTGATTTCCCACTTTAGCATAGTAAAGTGCTAAAGTGCTAAAACGATAAAGCAAGACAGCAATGCTTTAGTGTAGTAAAGTGGTAAAGCAGTGAAGTGAGTGCAAATAAAAAAATAATACCTCTACGCAATAAAGAGCAAAAATATTTAGTTAAATAGAATTAACAAATACATAAAAGAAAAATATAATGTTTACAATTTATTCATTGACATATCCCTTGTAGTGTGGTATACTATATATAGAGTTAAGGGAAAGGAATAAAGAGAAAACCTTAACAAACAAAATTTTAAAAGTTGCAACGTTGCAACTAGAAAGGAAAATACCATGGAGAACATTATTAAATCAGAAAGCACAAACATCATGAACACATTTAAGAGCAATGCTCTTAAAGAAAGCACTCAGCGTATCTTTACAAGAATGGTAAATGTAGAGGATAACAAGAAAGCTATCTGTACAGACCTTGCGGAGATATACAACAAAGGTACATGGAAAGACGATTTCGGTGATTTTGGTGACTACACAATGACAATGTTTAACATCACAAAGTCAACGGCAAGCCGTATGAGAAGAGTTTCCGACAAGTTCATAACTGATATTAATTCACCGCTTAACGCTGAAATGTTTACATTCAATCAGCTTGCCACCCTTGTAACCCTTGATAATGAAATTATTGAAAACGGCAATATTACACCCGACATGACTATAAAACAGCTGAGAGAATTTGTCAACAGCACAAAGGCTCTTGAAATGAAAGACGATACAGAGGAAACAGAGGAACAGGAAGAGGAAGTAACAACCGCTGAAAGTTGCAACGTTACAACCAAGGAAGAGGAAGCACCAAGAGGAACACAGCACTTTGCAACTCTTAAAGATTTGTCAATATGGGTAAATGCACTTATGGAAAAAAGAGAAAACCTTGAAAATATTGACATAACTTTTGATGTTACAACAAAGCACACTGAGTATTAATTACTCAGTGTGATAGAAAGGCAGGTAAACAGAAATGAAAAGACTTTTTGCTTGTGAATGGTGCAACAAAATATTTGATGATGAGTACGAAGCTAAGCAATGTGAAAGAAGTCATCTGGTACCCTTGAATGTAAACCCCACATTTTATGCAGAGGGTGCCAAAATCCCAGAACTTGTAAAAGTTGACTTTGGAACAGGGGAAGCAATTTACAGACGTATAAAAGGTGAGTAAACATGGCATATAGGAAGGTGAAGATATGAAGATAACAATAAAATCAATCGTAACAATCCTACTAACGATTGTGTTTTGTCTGCTATCACTTGCAGGAAAGATAACAAGTGAGCAGTATATGACAGTTTTTACAACTGTAATAGCGTTCTATTTTGGCACTCAATTTTCAAAAAATGGTAAAGTTTAATGTGGAGTACGATAATAGTTGCGATGTTATCCTTGATAGGTACATTTATCGGTAGTTACTCAGGGTTTAAGCTGACAGAATATAGGGTTCAACAGTTGGAAAAACGAGTGGCAGAGCATAACAACTTTGCAAGGAGATTACCAGTAGTAGAAGAGCAAATAAAAGTAATTAACCACAGATTAACAGATTTAGAGGTAAAAGAAAAATGACATTTAAGGAATATATTTCTAAAACCCTAGGAAAATCAATCGAGTTTGACGGGGTTTATCCCTATCAGTGTTGTGACCTTGTAAATGACTATATGCAAAAATGTTTTAACATTTTTACATACTATCCATACAATTTCAACGCCCAACAGTATTTTACACGTTTCAAAGAGGTATCGGCTCTTGTAAAGAATTTTACAAAAATTGCAAATACTCCCGATTTTGTACCAATGCAAGGTGATATTTGTATTTTTAAGTCGGCTGACAATATCGGGCATATCTCAATAGCCACGGGTGAGGGAAATACAAGGTATTTTTACAGTTATGACCAAAATTACAACGGTCACAAATTTGTAGCAAAAGAAAAACACAATTACACTAATTTCCTGGGTGTTTTGAGATATAAAGGTAATGCTCTTGATACTAAGGGACTGAAACGTGGGGATAACAATGAAGGTGTTTACGCTTATAAAATGATGTTAAAATTGGCAAAGACTTGTAAAATAATCAGTACAGATGTTGATTTTAACGGTATTTATGGCAAGGGTACTGAAAAAGCTACAAATGAAATTTTGCAAAAGCTAAAGTATAAAGAAAACGGAATAGCAGGGGTAAAGTTAATTAATGCCCTTTATAATGCTATTCTTGACAAAATAGTTAATTTTTAACGGATAATACGTTATGTGAGCATTTAACAATACAACAGCAAATTGATAATAATTAAAAATTTTACAGTTGCAACGTTGCAACTTTTATAAGAGTGCTAAACCGCTATTGTTATCTAACGTGCATAACTATTATATATTACGGTCACATAATATTGAACAAATTACAAAAAAACATGGGAAGAGGTATTAAACATGAACAGTTTCAATGTTAACATGAGCAAGAAGGACATCTTTAACGCTAAGAGCGGAAGTATTTCAATCAAGACAGCAGGTGCAGAAGAGTTTCACACCGTTTCAGGGTGTGCAGTGGTAGAAAATGGTGGACTTGACAGGGACAAGAAACCTTGCGACATTGGCTATATCGCAACAGACATCGGAGTTTTTGGGTTCTCGTCAAAGGTTTGTCTTGACCACATGGAAGAGTTGGCAGACATTCTCAACGAGTGCTTGAACACAGGTGAAGAGGTAAAGGTAAGATTTGTAAAAGGCAAGTCAACTAACGGTGAATTTTATTCAATTCAGATACAGTAAACAGCAAATCGGCAAAACGTGGCAATAAAAAAAAGTTGCCACGTTGCAACCGATTGAAAAGGGGTGAAAGAAAAAATGGGTTCAAAAAAAGGGAGTTCATGGGAGTGGAGCGAGTTCGGAGTCTCAAACATAGACAAAACACAATTAACAAATTACTATTACAAAATGTTGCTAAATCGTGTTATCAATATGTTTACATGGGAGAACCTGCCAGAAACCATTGATGAACAGATAATGAATTTTTGGTTATTTGTTACAGGAAGAGTTGTTTTTACTGAATTTAATGAAAAACTATATGCACTAAACGGAAATTATGGTGGTTATCCTAATGAGTATTATTTACCGACTGAATTTGTTGTGGCTAATCCAATTCTAGGAAATAAAAATGTAAAACTGGATATTGACGGAGTAGTAATGTTTAACAGTGATACGGATAAATACCCATTGAAAGGAATGACAGGCGGTTTGTATCCTATACTAACACTAACGGCGAATATGTTAGCTGATTGCGTGGTAACAATTTCCAGTGCTTTGAAAAACGGCAGAGTTCAAACAGCGTTTCTGTGCAAAGACGATACGGTGAGAATTGCAGGGGAAAAAGTTTTAAAACAGTTATATAATGGCAATCCTGCTGTTATGATTGATGATACAATTTTGAATTGTATTTCGCCAATCAAAATGGCAGATAATACAAGTGTAGCTACAATTCTACAGCAGACGGTTGAAACGTATCAATTTTGGCTTGCAAATTTTTACAATTCAATCGGAGTAAATGCAAATTTTAACATGAAACGAGAACGGCTAAATATAGCAGAAGTTAATATTAATGATAGTGCATTATTTGTGAATGTTGTTAATATGCTGAATAACCGGCAGCAGGCAGTCGACAAAATTAATGCTATGTTTGGGGTAGGTATTTCTGTTAAAATTTCTGAGGAATGGAAAGACCTGGTAAAAACTGAGGAAAGTCCTACAGAGGAAGAACCTACAGAGGAAGAGGTGGAAAACAATGCGGAAGATAATAACGCTAAATAAATGGGTGGAACTATTCCCCACTATACAGACTATTTTTGATAAGGTATCAGCAGACTTGAAAATATTTACAATTTTTACATCAGCTGAAATGTTCTACTATTTTGCGGATAAGTACGGAGAGCGTGATTTTTACAAGTATTATGATAGCGAAAATGTCACAAGTAATACAAATAAGGTAAAACAGGCAAGCGACTATATAGCATTATATGGTAAATCCCACAAGTACGAATATGACAAGTTAGTTGATACTCTATCATTGGAATATAATCCCATTGAAAACTATTCCATGACCGAGAAGGGAACGGACACAAGAACTCCAAATATTACACAGACAAACAAAGGCGTAAATACAAATACTGTAGGTGTTGACACGTCAATTACAACTGGAAAGACAACTTTTGACAAGTCTGATAGTTTTATCAATGATACAAAAACTACTAACACGGGAACTAATACAGATACGCAGGATATAAACACTACAGTTACCACGGCAGGAAATGAAAAAACTGTGCATGAATTTACAAGAAGTGGTAATATAGGAGTTACAACGTCACAGCAGATGATTGAAAGCGAAAGAAAGTTAGCAATGTTTTCTGTAGTTGATTTATTTGCGAAAGCTATAGCCGATATAATTCTAATCGGCGTATACTAAAGTTGCAACGTTGCAACTAGGAAAGGAGAAAAAATAAAAAATGCAAAAAGTGAGAAGTCCAACTTTTGCTGAAAATTATGTCAATCTAGCAAGAGCAGTTGTATTAAAAGCAGTAGTAGATACACTCCAAAACAAGGAAGATTTAAAAGACTATATTTTATATAGTGATGATTTTGTGTTTTGGTTATGCCTTGCAAATTGGTTAAAATATGAAAATGTTATCAAAGATAAGTTTTTATGTTTCAAAGGGATTGACAGAACGTTGAGAAAGAAACTAAACACATATTACCGCCTAAAGGGCGAAGAAATAAAGAGAGGTAAATTATAATGAAAGTTACACAAATTGCTACAATTTTGAATGAAGTACAGCAGGAGATAATCGGTGAGAGTGCCGTAACAACTGAGAATCTTGAAAATGTCGTTGACATGGGTAAACAGATACTTGAGGCGACAGACGTTGATAATTACGTTCGCAAGCTGATTGACAAAGTCGGTAGAATGATTTTTGTGGATAGAGTTTACAACTCAACAGCCCCCGACATTTTAGCAGATAGTTGGGAGTACGGTTCGGCAATGCAGAAAGTACGTTGCGAAATGCCTGACGCAGTTGAAAACGACAGTTGGAAACTGACAAACGGACAGAGTTATGACCCATTCGTTTTTACTGCACCTGACGTTCAGTCAAAATTCTATGACAGCAAAGTTACGTATGAGGTGCAGATGTCATTCACAGAAATGCAGGTTAAGAGTGCATTTAATTCGCCCGCTGAAATGAATAGCTTTTTTGCAATGATTGAAAATCGTATCAGATTTAAGCTGACTTTGTCAAATGATATACTTAAAACAAGAACTGTTAATAATCTTATAGCTGAGAAGATACATAGCAAAAACAACGTTGTTAATCTTTTGACAATGTATAATGCTGAGTTTACTCAGACTTTGACAGCAAGTCACGCTCTTATGGACAAGGATTTTCTGAGATATGCAATCGGAAAAATCAAGGAATATATCAAGTATATTCAGCGTCCGTCAATGCTGTTCAATGACGGCGGTTATACAACCTTTACTCCTGAAAGTGACTTGAAAATGGTTCTGTTGTCAAGATTTGTAAATACTGCCGAGGTATATTTGCAGAGTGACACGTTTCATAATGACCTCGTCAAACTGACAGGTTATTCAGAAGTACCTTATTGGCAGGGTAGCGGAACGGGCGAAACGTTCGATTTTGCAGAAATTTCAAAAATCAATGTTACAACGGCAAGCGGTAACGCAGTATCTCAGACAGGTATTATCGGAACCATCTTTGACAGAGATGCTTGTATGGTTTGTAATGCTAACCCAAGAGTTACAAGTATTTACAATCCGAAGGGCGAGTATTGGAACTATTTCTATAAGTACGATGCAAGCTATTTCAACGATACTATGGAAAACTGTGTTGTATTCATAGTAGCAGATACAGCAGTAACAGCATAACAAAAATGATAGTTAAACGTTGCAACCCTAAAAAAGTTGCAACGTTGCAACTATATTGAAGGTGAGAAAAAATGCCAATTATAACAACGTATCAATGTTCACAGGACGTGAGAACAATTTCAAAAACGCTAACAAACACAGTAGAGTATAATTGTGAAATACTGGATACTATGAACAGTTTTGCACCTCGTATAAGATTATTTTGTACGTCTGAAACATTCAATGCCAATATGGCATATATACCATTTTTTGATAGGTTTTATCATATAATTTCGGCAGACGTTGAGAGTGCAGAAACTATTATTTTACAGTGCGAATTTGATATATTTACATATTCAACAACGTTACTATCTAGCGAATTTCTAATAACTAGAAATGAAAATATCGGCAGTACATATATACCCGATACAATGTTACCATTAAAAGGTAACAAGGAAATGAAAGTAATTGAGTTTACTGGGGGTGATTTTAACCTAGATAGTGCTACAGTAAATAGTTACAATTTTGTATTAAATGTAGCAGGTGGCGGAAGTAATCAGGGAACAACAGAGAATGAGGGGCTGAACATATGAAATTAAATAAGGAAATTTATTCCAGTGATCGCAGTATATCCATAGATTTTTTAAGTGGTATTAAAACAACTCAATCATTAGAAACTTTGGTTAATAATGGTAAATTACAACTAAATAATCCCATTGATGAATCAATTTTTTATGCCGTCGATTTTAATCCCCCTGACGATTATTTTGTCCGCAGTGGGTATCGTAAACCACATCAATCTGAATTTGTAACTGGTACAAATTCTCCTAGCGGTGTATGTGCTATGTTCGGACGTTTAAACACTACAGGCACATTGCAAAATAGGCCTGTAATCGCTAACCAGTCAGTAACAACATCCTATAGACTAGCATATGATAGTAATAATAGTAGCGGTTTAGGATATTATTTCGGCACTGAGTATAAATTAAAAGATTTTCTTTTTTTGGTACGAGTGATAGCTTACAAATTTGAATATTCTACTATGGGTGATGTATCATCATTTAGTGATAGAATTGATGTTGACGTTATCACATTTGAACAAAATTACAAAAACAGTCATCACATTATTGGTATGTATGTAGTACCCTACTATTTTAGGGCTGACCTTAATGACCGCAAATTGTGTCAAGGTTTTAATATTATCCCATTTTGTACATATTCAAAAAATTCTATGGCGGAAAATTATGACATTTACGGTGCATTATTTTTTGGTGATTATGACCAAGAACACGCAATTTTGAATAATTTCATTTATGGGTGCGATGATTTGAATATTAACTATTTTAATACATATGATTACTATTATGCAAATTTAGGTTATAACGATTTGTGGGATAAAACATATTTTGCTATTGATAGTGACGTGTATACGGGATATTTACCTGTTTTTGATTATAGTATCGAAAACATTCATAAATTATATAGCAGAATGGGAACATATTATACATTTTCGGCAAATTTAGCAAAGCAGGAAAATCTAAACCAAAATGGAATATATTGCGGTATTATATCGGATGACGGAAAAATTACTGGCAAATATTCTGAGGGTGCAGAAAATGCGAAACAAATTCAGACAACATGGGATACTCCGACAGACTGGCAAAATAACCCATTTAACGGCATAGGCAATACAGACCCTAACAACTACACCGACAAAATAGATTTGAATAAACCTACGCTGTCAAACGTCAATGTTTTTAACCGCAGTTTTGCGGTTAATGCAAATACTGTAAAAAATTTGGCTGATTTTTTGTGGAACGCAGATGAAAGAAAATTTCAAGAAATTGTAAAAGGTTTAGCGTTAATGGGTGAAAACCCCATGAACGGTATTATTGACCTACGGTTATTCCCGTTTAACGTTGCGTTGAAAAATTCAGCAACGCAGGCAGAACCCATTGTGATAGGCAGAACAAACACAGGGGTAAACGGTATTAAACTGACCGAAAATGTAAACAGTTTAATTGATTTAGGTGAATGTACATTTTTCACTAAATTCAAAAATTTCCTAGATTATGAACCATACACAACAGCACAAATATACATTCCATATATTGGTGTTGTACCAGTTTCAACCGCTGAATTTATGGGACACAGAATATCAGTTAAAATGATAGTTGACTATACCACGGGTGCAGGTACTGCAATAGTTTTCAAAGATGATATACCATTTATTTACAGAAATGGAGTAGTAGGTGTATCTATTCCAATGACTGGAAACGATAGTACAAGTTATGCTAATACAGTTATTGGCAATGTAGTTAGCGGTGCGATAGGCGGTGTAACGTCAATTGTTAGTAAAAATATCGGCGGAATGGTTAGCAATGTAGAAAAATTATACAGCGGTTTTGCGACTGGTACTAATTACCAAGAAGCTAGTGCAAGTTCGCCGTCTGTTGCAACATGGCAACCGCAAAAATGCTATTTCATTATTGACCGCCCTATTTTAAATGTGCCTGATAATTACGGGCGAACGATTGGTTTTGCGTGTGAAAAAACTGGTAAACTATCAGATTTTAAGGGTTTTACAGTTGTCAGCAACCCTGAAATTAATTTCAGATGTACAGACAGTGAAAGACGGTATATAGTAAATATGTTACAAGGCGGTGTATTTGTATGATGAATGAACATTTTGCAAGTGGTCTAACAAATGAACAATTAAAAGCGGAAATTTTAAGGCAAGGGCGTAAAGCAAATTTACGCCTCAGCCAATTGAAAAAAAGTGGATATTACAAGAAAAACCCTATAATCATGGCTAAATGGAACACTTTTCTAAAAGAGAACAAATTTTCGACTAAAAAGAATTTTTTTAAAACTGGAACAAAAGGCGAAAATCGTGCAGAGTTATTAAAACATTATGTACAGATTAGACAGTTTTTAGGGCAACAAACGAGTGTGGCTGACACGAAAAAAATTATACACAAACACGCTTTGCGATTGGAAATTGAAGATGAAACTGTAGAACGTGTACTGGAATTTTATGGTGATAATGCAATTTTAGGGCAGTTGTCTAATAGTGATTACGCTCAACAATTTGTGCGTGATATGGTGACAAAAGGGTTTAATGATGATGAAATTAATGCGGTGTTAGATACGCTTGAAAAATCTGCAAAAACTGAAAGTGATATGACCGACTTAATGAGAAATTTTTTGCAGACATTAAAATAGTTGCAACGTTGCAACTATTTTTTAAAGGGGTGTAATAGTTGATAAATGTAAATGATTTTGATTTTAATATTCTAAAAAATAGTAATTTACAAACAGTTACAACCCGTACACGGGATAATCAATTTATAGAATATTACAATGCACCTTTTGCGTTTGACATTGAAACCAGTTCTTTTTATGACGGTGAAAACAAAAGAGCGTGTATGTATATTTTTATGTTTGCACTAAATGGAAATTATGTATATGGTAGAACATGGAAAGATTTTGATTTTACATTGAATAAATTAAAAGAGATATTACAATTAAATGAATACAGAAGAATTATAATATATATTCACAATTTAGGTTATGAATTTCAATTTCTAATCGGTCATGAGCGGTTCAAAGATGTTTTTGCAAGAAATGCCCGCCATCCTATTAAGTGTACTATGAATGACTGTTTTGATTTGAAATGTAGTCTAATGCTGAGTGGCATGAGTTTAGCTAAAACCGCAGAAGACTTGACAAGCGTAAAAATACAAAAATTAACAGGTGATTTAAATTATAAACTATTGAGAACGTGGAAAACTCCGCTAACTAATGAAGAAATGGGATATTGCGAACATGACGTAAAAATTTTACACTATTTTATACTTGAAGAAATGGCAAAAAATGATAATAATATAACAAAAATCCCCTTAACAAAAACGGGATATGTTAGAAAATATTGCCAAAATTATATTAAAAAACACACATACTATCCAAAATACAGAGAAAAAATTAAGAAAATAGCTCCAGTCGATAAGGATTTATTTTGTTTATTGCATAAATCATTCATGGGTGGGTATACACACGCAAACTATATGTATGTAGGAATGGTATTGGAAAATGTTGCTAGTATAGATTTTATAAGTTCTTATCCGTCCGTTATGATACGAAAAAAGTACCCTATGCAACCATTTACAAAAACCCATATAAAGGACTTAAAAGATTTTAGATACTGTATTAAAAATTATCCGTGTGTCTTTGAGGTTGAATTAACTAACGTTACTGCTAAAAAATGTAATCACATTTTATCACGTTCAAAATGCTCCGTTTGTGATAATGCAGTAGTTGACAACGGGCGAATTGTATCAGCAGATAGAATATTTACATATTTTACAGATATTGACTTTAAAGACTTTGAGGAGTTTTATTCCTATGAACATTTATCAATTGGCAAATTTTATATGTCAAGTTATGGATATTTGCCTAAGCAGATTATAGAATGTGCATTAAAATTTTACAATGACAAAACAACATTAAAAGGTGTAGCAGGCAAAGAAGTTGAGTATCTAGTTGGAAAAGGAATGTTGAATAGTTTATTCGGAATGTGCGTAACAAATCCAGTAAATGACAATATTATTTTTGACGGAAAAGAATGGAATACAGAAAAAAAGGATATAGCAGACGCATTACAAGAAAATTACATAAAAAATAAAAAACAGGTATTAGTCTATCAGTGGGGTGTGTGGATTACTGCATGGGCGAGGCACGAACTTTTCAAAGGTATATTAAAAATTAATGAGGATACTATTTATTGTGATACAGATAGTATAAAATTTTTAAACTATGAAAAATATGAAAACTGGATAAATGAATATAATAAAAAATGTATTGACGAGATAAACAAGGCTTTAAGTTATTATGAAATTAATTTGAATTTGGCTAAACCTAAAACAATTAAGGGTATTAAAAAACCTCTAGGTGTATGGGATTTTGAGGGGGTTTATTCAAAATTCAAGACGTTAGGTGCAAAGCGTTATGCGTATGAACAGAACGGAAAATTTAATATTACAGTTTCAGGGCTGAATAAAAAATGTGCCGTTCCGTACATAGTTGCAACGTTGCAACCGTTTGAATTTTTTGACAATGAAATGTATATACCTAAAGAATATACAGGGAAAAATACATTAACATATATTAATGACCCATACAAAATTGTATTAAAAGATTATATGGGAAATTATGCCGAAGTGGCAGAAAATACCTATATACACATGGAAGAACAGGATTATAACATGGCACTATCCGAACAATTCATATATTATTTAATGTGTGGTACAAATTTCGGTAGCGGTGCAAAAGAGCATACATTATTTGAGAAAAGCCAAGAATTGGCTACGAATTTCTGGGAGTGTGATTTTAATGAAAAATGAATACTATTCACTAAAAAAGATTAATAAGTTAAACGCACTATACAATTTAATTATAGGACAGCGTTCAAACGGTAAAACATACGCAGTGTGCAAACAGGAAGTAGAGGGATATTTCAAAAATAATTTTAGATTGGCATATATTAGAAGATATGATGAGGAAATTATGCCAAAAAATATTCAAAATTTGTTTAAACCACATTCAGCATTAATTGAAAAACTATCCAATGGTCAGTTTAACAGCACTACATACAAAAATAGGGAATTTTTCCTATATAATACAGATACTGAGGAAAAATGTGAACAAAGTTTTTGCAAGTGTTTTTCTTTAAATGCGTGGGAACGTACAAAAGGTGCAGATAATGGATATTTTAAATATATTCTATTTGATGAATTTATGACCCGTTCCTTTTATCTTAATAATGAATTTGTTATATTTACTCAGCTATTATCATCTATTATGCGTGATAGGGATAAGACAATTATTTACATGATTGCGAATACGGTAAACCAGTATTGCCCGTACTTTGCCGAAATGGGCTTAGGTAAGATTTCAGATATTAAACAGGGTGACTTGAAATTATTTACATATGGTGACAGTGAATTAACGTTAGCTTTGGAATATTCAGACAGTAGGGGACAAACTGGAAAAGTTAGTAAATATTTCGCTTTTGATAACCCACAATTGAAAATGATAACCACGGGGCAGTGGGAAATTAAAAACTATCCGCACGCCCCATGTAAGATTAGAAATGAAAATATTGTATATAGGGCTTATATATTCTTTGACAATGACGTTATTGCTTGCAATATTGTGCATTATGAAAACACTGTATTTCTATTTTTTAACATTCAAACAAAGACAGAAAACCTTGACTTAAAAAATAGAGTTGTATATGATTTTAATGCAGATATAAATCCATTACACGTTCAATCACTTGCAGAACAACCAACAGATGTTCATAAACTTATTAATAATTTAATAACATTTAATCGTGTGTTCTATGCTGATAACTCAGTAGGTGAAATTGTTAGAAACTGGATAAACGCACAAAGCAAGCACGCTATAAGCATAAGAGCATAAAATAGCCCCGTGAGTGTTTCTCACGGGGTTATTTTTTATAGTATATAAGTAGCAATTACAGCCTCAAGCATTGCCATTGAAATATTTGTATATACATAATCAAAGTAAGGATACTCATAAATAATCAAGTCGCTTATATCATCATATCTTAAAAAAGATATATCTAAATAGTTATCGGTGTATTGCTCCGTTTTCATACCAGTTTGCTCGCAAATATCGTTTCTTATTAACATAACTTTTTTAGTTATATTATCAAACCATATGTTAAAAGACTTTCGCTCACTAATTGGTATTCTATTATATTTGCCAACAGTTTCCTTAATCCCTTTTACTTCTATACCTCTAATTTTCATGGTATTTTCCTTTCTAGTTGCAACGTTGCAACTTTTAAAATTTTGTTTGTTAAGGTTTTCTCTTTATTCCTTTCCCTTAACTCTATATATAGTATACCACACTACAAGGGATATGTCAATGAATAAATTGTAAACATTATATTTTTCTTTTATGTATTTGTTAATTCTATTTAACTAAATATTTTTGCTCTTTATTGCGTAGAGGTATTATTTTTTTATTTGCACTCACTTCACTGCTTTACCACTTTACTACACTAAAGCATTGCTGTCTTGCTTTATCGTTTTAGCACTTTAGCACTTTACTATGCTAAAGTGGGAAATCACCTTGCTTGCTATCGAGGACGGGGGACTTTAGATCGGA